ATATAAAACGGCAAATCAGAACCGCACAAATTACAGTTCCACGCATCTCTTACATGTTGCATTAAATTAGGCGGCAAAACAGGACAAGCATACCGTATCGGTACGGGCTGCCTAAATGAATATGTCCTACTAATTTCGGGCGTATATGAAACAGGATAATTTACTAACATATATTCGCAAAGATACAAATAAAAATTAAATTAAAAAATTTTATCCTAAATCGCTACATTTATAGTTATTGTCAAAAGTTACAATAGGTATTAAACTTGGCGCAGGTATTGGAACTGACATTAAAATTTCGTGTCTTATTGTGTGTGGCCCTGTGCCCGGGTCGAAGTCAGCATCAACAATAAATCTATAATAAGCTATTGGAATTGTATCGCTAATCTTTATAGCAGTTACTATATTGCCCGCGTAACTTAAAACGCCAATGGGGCTATTTGCATTATCTACAAAGTTATTTTGAACAATAGTTAAACCGCCTACATAATCGTGATGCGCTAATATTTCAGCTATTACCGCCGTTGGGTTGCCTGTAATGGTCCACAAAGGTAAAACGCCAACAGTTCTATAAGTAGATGTACTTGTTAATGCAACTAAACCAATAGGGCAATAATCTGGCACCTGCTGATATGCAATACCTGTTACCCAATAGCGCTGACCTTGCGTTAATTGCTGCACGTTTATTTTAAAAATAGCTTCATTGGATGGTGCAAATGATGCATCAACATCAGCAAGTTTAGCACTTGTTAACTGTTGCATTTGTATAACAATTGGCGCCCAGCTTGACTCTTCTTCAATGGCATTGTTATTTGTATCGCCCGTTTCACTTGCAGGGTAAATAGTAGCTATGAAGTTAATTGAACCTGAAAATGATGGGTCTTTTTCAACTTCTGCTATTATTTGGTCAGCATCGCAAATATCAATTATTTCAGTTTTAATGCCTAAAATATAATCCGCTAAATCGTAAAATTTAATGCTTAATAAATTTGGCGTTATCGCATCATTTTCGAAAACATCAACATCTAATTTTTGAACAAAATCTATTTGCGTTAATTGAGTTATGCCTGCAATTGTAGTCACCTGATTTAGACTAACAGTCCACGTTATTTCAGTTAATGTACCCGCGTATTCTTCAGCTATTCTAAAAATACAATCTAAAACTAAATCGGTTGCATCGTTCGTTATAATTGTCATATCAGCCGTTGTAATTGGCGGCGCTGCTGGTATAAATCCTTGCACTTGATTAACTACGCCGGGTACGTTTGTAAGTTTGCAAATAATGCCCGCTACACTACCATCGAAAGTACCTACTAAGCCAATTGCATTTAGCGCGGTTACATAGCTTGCTTTGTCAATTGCTAAACGCGCCTTAATACGTTGGTGCGGTGCTATTGTTAATTCGTTACCGCTATATTCTGTATTGTAAGTGCTAAGATAACCTGTAATAGTTGGTATTGCAGGCGGCGTATAAGTAGCTGTTAAAAGTGGCGAAATATGTGATGTAACTTCATCGGGGTTAACAGAATCGTGAATGTTTACTACTATGTAATATTGGCCGTTTAACGTAAGCATTGTGCCGTTAATGATAAATTGTACTTCTATATCATCGGCAACAGGTACGTTTTCAAACCAATCAGATGGCGAATAAATAGCGCCGTTTAGTTGAACGCTGCCCGGTGTTGCCTGTGGTATTACAGCATCAGATAATGATAAGTCAGTTACAAAATCAGCTGTATTTGTTGCCGCGTCAATTCTGAATAGTAAAATTCGAACATCTGTTATTGGCGGGTTATTTGCCGAACCTATAAACGCATCGCCACGTAATAATATTCTAACTGAATTATTTTCACCTATGGCCAACTGATTGCCATTAACCGTAAACATGCCGTTAGCTATTGCAGCCTGATTTAATTGAGAACTTGTTGCTGTTACATCGGTCAAAGCATTTAACCCCGCTGCTACTTGTGATGCTGATGTTATTTCAAGTTCTTTAATATATCGCATGCCTGTTGTATTACCAACAATATCAGAATTATACCAACGCGCGGCAACTGGCAAACGTAAAAATCTGTTACCTGTTGGTGTAAATGCTGCAAGGTTAAAGCCAGCATAATCGAATACGTTAGCAATAATACCAATTGAACGCGTTAACGTGCTATAAACAGATGGATATAAATTTTGCAAGTCTGCACCCTGACCGCGTTGACTTATAAAACGCTTTGTGTTTTGCGCGCTTAGTGTATTAGTTAAATAATCAATAACATCTTGAGTAATGTAAAATTCAAATGTAATTGTAGCTGTATTGTGCGGCGCTGCACTCATTGACATTTCACAATAGATGTTATCCAAATAAGGCGCTGCAAAGTTTAAAAATGCTTGCTGTGGTGTTGCCGTTAATGGATTAGGTGTTTCATAACCAAAATTGAAGCCGCTTATAGTATTGTTAATTGTAAATAGCGCAGGGTTAAACCTAACAAACTTATTCAAAAAACTATTTGCGCCTGTACTATTTATTGTTAGAGTTAATCTGATTTTGTTACCCATTGTAAAACCTTCAATAGGCGATGTCGGTATAGTTGCCGCCGTAAACGTTGCAATGTTACCAATAACAGTACCGCTGCTATCTATATGGTCAATCTGAATATTATTAAAAGTATAAGCCATTAAATTAAACCTTGTATAGTTAATGAATTATTATTTGTATCGTATGTTATCTCAGTTATTTGTACTTGCCCTTGCGGTGTTGTAACATATTTATCAATATCTAAAGTTGTAAGTAAATCACAATCAGCTGTAATTGATATAGTCACTTTGCGCGTTTTTACAGATGTTAAACGCGGGTCATCTATGTAAAATAGGCGCTGGTAGGCTGTGTCATAGCTTTGCCCGCTTGAATCTACTATTGGATTTTCTTTTATATGCCATTTGTAGTTATATAATTTTTTACCATTAGACATTAAAAGTACATCGGGTATTGCAACGCCTCTACGCAAATCAACATTTGTTATATCAGCACCTACAACCATTTTTAAATTTATAAGTTTAGGATATGTCAAAACACCTTTACTAATAAACATCGCAGCTGTATTTTCAGCATCTTGCGCCAATGGATAAAACGTAGTATAAAATGGTTTATCAATTGGGTTAACATCAGGCGCCGCCCAATCATCGCGAAATTGAGCAGCACCATAAAGTAATTTTTTACTAAATAATCCTGACTGCTGCGGATTGTTTGAAGTATTCCAATCTATAACGCGATTAACCCATTTATTTCTAACTTCATCGCCTGAATTATCAACACCATCTAAGCTATATTCATATTCTGCATAACTTGCAGGGCGTTCGGGTAATGATTCATAACAAATAGATAATAATTGTTTATGCTGCAAATTATCAGTATTAAACCATTCAACGCCTGCAAAATAATCTTTGCGCTCAATCTGTAATACACCATTTACAACGCGCCATTCTATATTAAGCTGTTTTAGTTGGTCTAAAAATTGAATGCCATTAAGATTAACCCAATTATCTCTCCAACCTTGTGTATATGATTCCCATGGATAAGCCCTAATACCGGGCACGTATGCAGCATCTAATCTAACAGTATTGTGATAATAACCGCCTACATCAAACAATGAACTTTGATAACCAATTCTACACAACTGACATAAGTTTTTGAATGAACTATCTAAAAAAGGTGTAATATGTCTTCGACCGCACCCAACAATTAAATCAGTTAAATCTTCAAATATGTTTTGGCCATTACCAGATATTATATTGCCTAATTGTAATAAAGCAAATATTGGTGCACCAACTATAAAAACAAATATGCCCAAAATCATTATAGCTTCTTGTATAGCTGCTGGCTTTGGGTCATTGCAATAATACATAAATGGTGCAAATCTAAATGTATCATAACCTAAAGTAGAAAATGGATTTGGTTCGGTAGTATTTCTTTCACTCCAAGGAAAATGTTCTTTCAAACACCTAATTGCTAACGCATCCACACTATTATCTACTACGGTAACTTGCACCTCGCATGTCGGAAACGTACACCAACGTACAGAACCGCCTTCAATTTTGCCCGTGAATAATAAGCGGTCCGAACCATCAGCATTTAAACAGCAAGTATCATAAATCAATACTTCAATGCCTGCAATATTTGGATTAGGCGCGTTTATTATCTGCTGTTTGATATATTCGTAGGTATCACCAACAACTGTTAATTCAGGGGCAAAACTAAACGCAGAATCGCCCGCTTCATCTTTGCGGCGAAAAACAAAACTTGCTGATTCAGTACCGTTGAAGTTATCTAAGTCCTGAGGTATGCCATCAAAATAAATTAGTAAGCCGTTCATTTAAGTATTGAATATGTTAACGCCCCCAAAGATACACTAATAAACGCGTAAGTTGTTATTTTCCACGCTTTTTTAAGACGCGTTTGTTTTTTCAATTGCTTTGCATAGTCATTGCATATTACATTACCGCGCTCGTAACTTTGAATCATTTCATCTTTAATTCTAAGCATGTCGCTTTGCATATTATAATTATCATTTAGCGTTTTTTTAAGCCTTTCTGACTGATATAATAGACTATCACAATCAATGGCCCTATTAACACATTCTCCGTATGCAATTTTATAAGCATCTAAACTATCAAAACGTGCGGCGATATATTGAGCATAATCGCGGCTTATTAAAAAACCGTTATCGACCTTTGTAATCTGACATGAGGCGGCCAATGAGCAAAGTGTCAGAAGCATTATCGTAATTAACAATCGGTACTTTAATAATCTTAATTCTTGATAAGTCATATCTAAACTGTTTTATTTGTTTGTCTAATGTAGTCTGCATCGTGTCTATATGCGCTTGCAAGCTATCTGATTTTGTCACAAATTTAGCATATATTTGTGACAAACTGTCACGGGTTTGTTGTTCATTTTTCTGTATCTGTTTGTGTAATTTATTTGAATTGTCAATAAAAATATAAAGCAATACAGAAACTAAAACAATAACAGTTATAATTAAATATTTCATTTTTTTACTAAGTTTAAAGCGATGGCAACCGCCTGTTCTTGTGGTTTACCTTCAGCTATCAAAGTTCTAATGTTTCTTTGAATGCATTTGTTATCGCCGGGTAAGCATTTGATTAGTGGCATAGCATTATAATGTTTAAATGTTTATACAAAATTATGTTATTTTGACCAATTACGCGAGAAGTTTTTACGCGCCTGTCTTTGTTCTACAATTCTAAATATACCGTTAGCATTCGCGCTAACTGTTGTTTTAGGCATGTACTTTGGCAGTTCGGTTAAAACATTTTCAATACGTTCTAATCTGTTTTCTAAGCCGCCGTAAGTTTGCGCCACGTTTACAAATATAGATTTTTGACCTAACTCATTACTAAGTGAAACATTATCGCCAAATGCACCTAAAGCGTTTTTAATGCCGCCTTGCTGATATGCTTTAGAAAATGTATTAAGTACATCCGCTGGTATTCTGTTATTATGTACCGCGCTAAGTACATCCCAATATTTATTATTTGTATCGGTTGTAATTACGCGTTCACCCTCGTTAAGCATTGCAGGTATTGTATCGCGCCCTGCTTTATTGTTGCCGCGTTCTAAGTATTCAACACCCTTATAAAACGCATTGCCAGCAGCTACACGCGCCTGTGCTAAGCCTGCAATAAGTGACGCAAGTGTTAATGCAATTGTAACAGGTGCAGCCGCTCCACCTTCGGCCGCCGCTTTTGATATTGCTATTGCCGCGTTAATGGCTAACTGTACCTGTGCTATTGTTTTTTCACGTTCAACCGCGCGCGCCCTTTCATTTTCTAAATTTTCTAAACGTTCTTTTTCTATTTCTAATTGACGGGCGTTGTAATCTTCACTATTAGCGCGAATTTCATCTAATGCCGATTTGCTTTTATCTATTGCTTTGTCAAGTCCACCAATGTAGGCTTGCACCTGCGCGTTAAGAACTGAAAAAACAGAATCGGAAACGCCTGTAATTAACGAAGCTGTTTGTTCTATTAGTTCTTTTTGCTTATCGGTTAAGCCTTTAAGTTTTTCAGTAGTATCAGCTGATTTATTATCTAATTCAACTAATTTTAAATTTACTTCTGAAATTTGCTTATCAATATCAGATACTAATTTTTCATCACCCGTTGCTACTGCTAAAGTTCTAAGTTGATTTAATAGCTTTATTTTTTCATTTAAAATCTTTTTATTATTTTCAATTTCTAAATCTAAACGGCGCTTATCAAAATCTTTATTGATTTTTTCTTCTTCTTCTTTATTGCCTTTTACAGATGTTAGTAACAATTGACGTTCTTTTTCTAATGCAATAAGCTGATAATTCAGTTGTGTTTCTAACTGGTTTTCTAATATTGAATTTCGGTCTTTATATATTTTTTCATTATCAGACATTACAGCTTTAACTAATTTCTTAGCTTCATCTTGCAATTTTTTAGAAAATTTCTTAATAGTTTTTTCATTCTTATCTTCTCTATCAGCTATAAACTTATAATATGTATCATAAAATTCTTTACGCTTGTTAATGTTTTCTTGTTGCATTAGCGTAATTTCAGATTCAGATAAGCCAAGTTCTTTTTGATATTCAATTTTTAAGGCTTCTAAAACATCTATTAGTTTTATTTCAGCCTTTAATCTCGCTTCAGTATTTTCTTGAGTTTTTAATATTTCAACCTGTAAAGCATTTTCAACATTTTGCAATTCATCTTGAATGCCTTTTAGCTTATCGGCCTTTTGTTTATCAATACCTTTTTGTACTAAATCAGATATCTTTTTTTGCGTTTCTTGTTCAAGTTCTATAATTTGTTGTGATTGATATGTCCATAATGCCCCGCGTTCTTCACTTTGCATATCATATTTTTGTTTTAATAATCTTGCTTTTTGGTCCTCTTTATCAAATTCAGCTTCTCTTAATTGCTTTAGCGTTTCTTCTTGCTTTATCTTTAATTCTAAATCGCGCTTATCGGTTTGGCGCATAATTTCTTTACGCTCAATTTCTAAACCTTCTTTTAATGATTGAACAGTATCGCCCCTAAGTTTAACTGAAATTCTTTGTGACTTGTATTGTAAATCAGCAATAGAATCTAATCTATCCTGTTCTTCTTTTAGCATTTCATCAGATGTTTCTTTATACACCTTTACTAATTCACGTCTTTTTTTCTGTTCTTCATCTGATAAAGAACCGCGTTCATTTTCTATATTTTGCAATTTTCTTAATTCTACTTCGGCTAATTGCAAACGTTCTTTATAATCTAATGTAGTGTCATTTATTTTTTCCATATTTTTTGCAGTAGTATTAGTACTTGCAATTAAATCACTAAAAAATTCTATTATCGGACCAGCTAAAGTCAAAATAAAACCAAAAGGTATAGCCGATGTTAAAGCCCTAAACGCAAAACCTAAGGTACTAACAACGCGGCGCATTTGACCTAAACTTCTAACACCTGTTACTAAAGATTGGCCAAAATTACGCTGCTGTGTTGCGGCCCTACCACTACTAACTGCTATCTGCTGATTAGTAGTGTTTATTTGTTTACTTACTGCTACGCCCGCCTTAGATTCAGTATTTAGCCTTTTTTGAGTTTTAACTAATGTATCACGTTTCTGATTTAACTGTTCAACGCCGTTAGCCTCAGTACTTAAAACGCTAACTAAATTGGCCTGTGCTGATTCTAATTCATCAGTAACATCTACGCCCTGTTCCATAGCGCTATTAAGTTCTTCAATACTTGAAATAGCTGAATTTATTTCACTTTGAAACTGTGAAGCATTAAATTCTAAACTATAAACGTCTTTAATTTCTGCCATTACTTTTTGTTTATTTTTTTATTAGCCTGTTCGGCTCTGTCATTGTCTTTTAATATCTGTTCTAATGCGCTGTAATAATCACGTATAACCCAAAACCTAACATTTGCCATTTGCACCGGGTCACCCTTTGTTATAATGTAATCGTTTTCGCGGTTTTGTTCTTTCAGTTTTTGTATAGCGTGTTGATATGTTTGCGGTTTCTTTTTTGCTTTTACGTTGGGTTCAATTTTGTTTAGTCGTGGGAAGTTTAATCTTTTAAAGCGCTCGAACCTTTCAAAATTTGTTCTATACTGTTCAAAAAAAAAGCGCGCAGTTCATCATCTTTTTTAATTGCATCCATTTTGCGCTGCTGTGTTTCGCTGTTTATTATGTATGGGTTTTCATTGTCAATAAAAAAGAAATATAAACCAGCTTCTAATAATAGGTCGTCAATCTTTACATTTTTAAGCCTATACAGAATATCATTCAATTGGTCTTTAGACTTTGTGTGAAATTCTTTTAGCTTATCGCGGGTCATATTTTGCCACGGCATTTCTTCGACCGTTTCTAACATGCCGTTTAGTTTTTCAACTACTTCTGTTTTGTTAATGCCAAAATCAATAGCCGTCATTGCTTCTTCAATCCTTTGCGCACGTTCACGCGTTAAGTTTGCAGGATTCTTTAAAATATAAAAGTTATTACCAGTGCGGTCAGTAAATACTCTTGTCAATTCTATACGCTGCTTTGTAGTTTCGGGAATGTAGGTTTTAAGCCACTTCTGGTAATTACTTTCGTTTTGTTCTGCCCTGTTTCGTTTTCTAAAAATCATGTGTATTTAATTTGGTTGTAAAGTTAGGGCAAAAAAAGATAAAATATTTTATTAAATTTTTATAAAATTATTTGCAGTTATGAAAATTAGGTGTAATTTTGTATCAACAAATAAGGGAACGGAATTATTTAAACTTCAAAAAACTTCAAGCCATGACAACTTTACAAATGAATCACACGGAATATATGAAAAAGGTTAAAAGCCTTTGTAAAGATTCACTCAGATATATTATTCAAGATTGCAGAGAGGCAATTGAGGCTATGCCTAATAACCCAAAAAACGGTTACTATGCCGATGAAATTCATTATTGTTCAATGGAATTAGTAAAAAGAAAAAACAAGGTAAAATAACCTTATCAAGGTTTTCGGTTAACCTACAAAACCGAATTTTTAATTTTAAAACTATATACAATGGAAACTTCAAATTTTAAAAATCAATATTTTTCTATTCATAGCGTTAAGGCTTTAGAAAATAAACAATTTAGCATTGTTAGAGCAAACATAGATAACACGCCTGAAAAAATTAAATTAGCAAGGGAACTTTATCCAATTGAAGATTGGCATTTTGAATTTCATAATTATAAATATGATATGCGCCCAGTTTTCGGTCAACCATAAAATTAAACTTTTAACTTTTTAAAACTTCACAACATGAAAACACTATTTTTTATTTTACTATTTAGCGCGGCAGCATACGCGCAAACAGATACTATGTACTGCATTCAGATACTTAGCACAAGACACCCTGAATTTATACGCGCTGAACATTTAGCTATGTGTACATTAGAACAGGCGCAAGTAGAACAAACTGATGGCCTATACCGGATTATGTTTGTTTACAACACACTTGAAGAAGCTGAAATAATGCTAACCACGTGGAAGCGCGCACACAAAGACGCGTTTATTTGCCGCCGTACATCTCAACAAGTTTTAAACT